TTTCAAGATATAAGAATAGACGTCTAACATTAATTCTATCAAATGCACTTGGTAATTTTTGCAATGTCTTTTGACCAAATACAACAGGTCCTTCAACTGGGAACGATGGAATTGGATTAACTGATATCTTATATAGTTGATCTCTTTGTTTCTGTGTTGGAAACAATGCTAAACCTGCTGCTCCTGTTAATCTACCTCTAGTAAAGCCTGCTGGTGCAAACCATGGATCGAAATTAGCATCTGTATTTGCCATGATTGAAGCAAGATATCCGGATGATGGGCAGTAAGCCAATCCACCATATAATGTATCATTACTTTGTATCCATTGACCGTAAGTAGCTGCATAACTTGAATTAACCTGTGAGCCGAATGCTTTTATCGGATTAAGTATATCTCTAGAGAAGTTCTTATTACCATCTTGTAAAGTTAAGAAACTTTCACCAGATACAAATATTGATCTAGGTAAATCAGCAATAAAAATATGATCTTTTCTTCTAAATTCAGCAAATGTTGAAAATCTACTTATAACATCATTCCAATAACCTCTAAATGACGTACTACTCTCCGACAAACCTGTATTATCAGTTCTGGTTGTTCTAAAACCATCAATAGCTGAAAGTCTTGCTGTGTCGTCGAATGAATCACTACTCAATGATTGTGATACTGAATATATTGTTGAAAGACCACCATCAACTGTAATGTCGATATCAAATCTCTCAGTATTTTCAACAGTATCTAATAGTCGATCTAATTTTTGTGGTACATTACCAATTACTTTAGTAGAAAGATCTGTATCTGCATATGAACCTAGAGCAAATAAGCTATTAGTATTACCTGGTAAGGCTTGCGTTTGAATTGAATTAACAACTCCTGATAGACTAAGAGATGATGCGTTATTCGTCGCACCATATGCTGCAGATAAAGTAGCCCAATTATTATTTAAATCTTTCGTTTTAGTAGTTACAAATCTAATTTTTGTCTTAGGTATACCATCTGCATTTAAATATGTTGATTTATTTCTGTTACTCAAGAAATCATTAACCAAAATATCCATCGTAGGTAACTGGTTATCAGTTTCAACCCTGAATGGTAATGGCTCACCACCTTGTGGGTCATTAATACGTCTATGGTAATCTGTTGAACCAACTACGGTTTCTTCAAGATTTAAAGCTAATCTAATTGTATTATTAGTATTTGGTGTCACTCCTAATCTGAATAAACCAATCGATAATGTATCATCAAATTGATTCGTTGAAATATCATAATCAGTTAGATTTTCCATTTGCTCAGATATACTATTATCACTTGCACCAAATGTATCGACATTATTATCAGATCTTGCTGAAAGTAGATTGTCGAGTCTTGTTGATGGTAGGCTAATAAATGGTTCTGTTATTAAATTTCCAATATTACCGCTTACTGCTGCATTAAGTGTCTTAATATTTGTAATACCGTCAAAATTTGTAGCAGGATTTAAATTTGTATTATCAATAGCACCGAAGTAATAACCTTGAAAAGATTGGTCAATCGTTGTTTGAGCTTTATTGATAACGAGGAATGCTGCTTTACCAAGACTTGCTAAAGTATTAAAGTTTGATGATGTTTCATCTACCCAGTCAAAACCATTTTTTTGCTGAATTCTAAAATATGTATCTTGATCAATTGTAAAGTGATCAGGTTCACCTATTAATACTGTACGTGTACTACTAGCTGCTCCAGTATTAGTAAAAGATGATAACGAAGTAGCGGCTGAACCACCTACCGAAACTGCAGATGCAGGGTATGCTAAAACACTATAATTATTTCCAAAACCAACACCTCTATCTTTACCGTATGGCATTCTGTAAACAAATACATTTGCTGGACTGTTAAATAAAGCTCGAGCTGTACTCGATAGATATAATTCTGCTGGTACCGTTGGTTCGCCGTAGATATCAGCAAATTCGCTGCGTGAAGTTACTTGAATAACTTCATCTGTCGGCCCTTTATCGGCAAAACCTGTTATTAAAACGTTTGTGCCTGCTGGTACCACAGGTCTAATAGATTGATCGATTTCTCTAATTTCTACACCGGGAGATTGTATTGTACGTGCCATATACTATTATTTATGGCTTCCCGAATAAAAATTATACCAATTCAACTAATAACTGAGAGAATGCAAACTCTAAAGTAGTTTCTATCTCTCCAGGGGTCCTATAGTTAAAATTAATACTACCTAAATTGACTGGGAAAGCTTTAGTAAATACAAATTTAACTTTATTTTTATCGAATTCATCCTTAGCATACAATGAAATATCTGTTTGATAAAGATCAGTAGGTGTAAGAGTTTTGAAATTATTACGTTCTTTTGGAGATATATTAGGTTTCTTGAATATATCTTTACCATTAAACGTAGAAATCTTTTCATCATTCATTAAATCAAGCCATTTATATAATAGCCAATAATTATTAAATTGATTATCAATAGTAAAGTTAACACTTACATTATCATAAACTGGCCTTGTATGTTTCGATACTTTCATTGATTGACCTGCATAATATAAGCTTTCTTCCGGCACTTGTATAGCTGGTACAACTGTACCGTATACAGAAAACTGTAAACTATTTTCTATTATACCAGTATTTTTTCTACTACCCAAATATTGCTCACTAATTTCTTTTAAAATAGGAGGAAGATTTAAAACAAGTAAAAACTTATCTAATCTACTTTTATTGAACTGTGATTGATTTATGGTTGCCATACTTTATAACCTTGCATATTTAATTGATCTATTTCACTATTAGTATTAGAAGCGTTACCTATAATTACTGGTAGTGTATTATTTAACCCGCTTTTTTCATTACTATATAAAGAAGTCGGATCTATAAAATATTTAATACCAAAATCCATTTGTTGTAGTTCTAATGGTCTATTATTTGTATCTTTTTTAACCACATCAAAATACGTTTCAACTATCTCATTATCAAGTATAATTAAGTTCCACATGAGTGAGGTGACCAAATCATCGTAATACCCCTTCTTTGCGTTCCATGTACCGTTAGCTGCTTTCACATAGTTTTTTAATTCTTTAACAGTTCTACTATCATTTATTTGAACCGATTCTAATTCATTAACCCAATATCGCATATTTGTAACTGCCTTATATTTCGTATTAGTATGTGAAATTATACCTAATTGTTGTTTCTTTCTATTGGCTAATGAACCACCCCACGATACAATATTTTCGTAGTCATGGGTATTTTTTAGTATATCAACTACTTGACCACCACTATTATTTCTTTCAACACAAACCAATGGGTTTCCCCAATGTTGTAAAATTTCGTAAACCTTTTCAGTAAAGTTGTATGGTGATATTTCATTGTTATGGTATACTGCTACTTGTTTAATGTTAGTTAAATCAGTATAATCTAATATTTGAACCACTGATGCATCTTTACCTAGACCTTCAGCAGTATCAACGCTTGCTATATATATACCGTTTTCAGTCGGCTCATCCCAAAGAAGATACTTACCATCATCAAATACAAATAATGGTTCAGAAGTTTTACTTTTAAGTTTTTGAAATAACTCATCATTAACTGAACTTTCTCCAGATGAGATAAATTCACAATTAAACTCCTGCTCAAATGCATCTCTACTACCAATACTATTTATAGTTTGGTTCTTCCATTTTTCATCCCTACCCGGTACTTCATTCCATAAAATTTTATCACAAGCCCAATCATTTTCGTTATTTTCAGCACCTGTATATAGTTTATAGAAAAGATTATCTGTACCGTTAGCAGTAGAAGCGATAAAAATCTTGGACCTTTTCGAAGACGAAACAATCGGATATACAGATTTCCAGAAATCTTCAACCAAGTGAGGTTCAATAAAAGCAAGCTCATCAAGAATTAAACAGTTAACTGATTGCCCTCGAGCAGCAGTACCTGTTGTAGTAGATATACCAATTTTTGTACCGTTAGCTAATAAAACAGAAGTTTTACCATACTCTTTAACACCAGGCTTCAACCAGTTAGGTAACTCTTCATACGCTAATCTTATTCTACTCATTATTTCTAATGCTGTACCTTCTTTATTAGCTACAATTAATATTCTTTGATCTTCATTAAAGCATGCTACCCATAAAGCATAAATTGTCATCATAGTAGTTTTACCTATCTGGCGACTTGCTAGTAATATAAAAAAGCGATTATCTCTCATCTTACGTAAAGCTCTTTTCTGACAATAATGTAAATCAATTGTCTTCTTACCTTCGTCTAAAGATATAATATAAAAAAACTTTTCAGCAAAGTGTAAAATATTTTTCTTACACTTTTGTAGGTCTTGAACCATGCTTGGTGTATACTCAAATTCCGAACCAACTGTAGGTAGATTCGGGTTATTCATATAATTTTGTTTATTTTTAATCATCTCGCTATAAATATTTACATGACTCGAGTAAATACTCTAACCGAAATATGGGATACATATAATAATAATATTTTATCTGAAAAAGCACCTGGTGTAAAAGCAGCTAAAATGGGTACTAAACCAGGTAAGCCCCCTGTTAAGCCAAACGATATAAAGAAAGGTTTTGCGAATAATAATTCGTCAGGACCTGAAAATGCTGATGTAGGTGAAACGCAACACCCATATTCCAACGTTATAGACCCTAAACATAATGGAGTGGAAGACGAATTATATAATAGCGCAGACTATTCTTCTGAAAAATATAACAAAAAAATAGAGAAAAAAGTAAAAGAGAGTATAAATAATTATATGAAATCTACTTTTGATAAACTTT